TACTAGAACTCGTATCGCAAATTATTATGTTTCCTCATCTGATCTACAGATCCAGATGTATCAAGGTGCTGATTACTTTAACACCTACGGTCTACTACCTGCAATGGTAGAGATGGATTACGAGACAAACAATCCTCGTATCCGTTTACTAAATCCATTTGGTGTATATCCTGAGGTAGATAGATTTGGTCGTTGCCTATCTATATCACAGATCATTGCATCCGATGCTGAGAGTATCGCATCCCAGTATCCTGAGTATTACGATCAGATAATTGGTAAGAGTGTTTATGCTTACGCATCCCCTTATTTATCTATCGTTAGATACCACGACAAAGACCAAGACTTAATCTTTATACCAGAGCGTAATAACCTAATTCTATCTAATACACCTAACCCAGTAGGTAAGTGTTTAGCAAGAGTTGCACTTCGTTCATCCTTAGATGGTGAAGCTCGTGGACAATTTGATGATGTTCTATCTGTTCAATTAGCCCGTGCTCGCTTTGCAGTATTACAGATTCAAGCAGCAGAGAAATCTATTCAAGCACCTATCGCTATTCCACAAGATGTACAGGAGTTAGCACTAGGACCAGATGCGATTATGCGTTCTGCTAATCCACAAGGTATTCGTAGAGTTCCATTAGAACTACCAGCAGGAGTATTTACAGAGTCAGGTGTACTAGAGCGTGAGTTAAGATTAGGTTCTCGCTACCCTGAATCTCGTTCAGGTAATATTGATGCCTCTGTTGTTACAGGTCGTGGAGTTCAAGCATTACAAGCAGGCTTTGATACACAGGTTAAAGCAGCACAAGCGCAGTTTGCTAGATTGTTCCAAGAGTTAGTTGCACTTTGCTTTGAAGTAGATGAAGTTGTCTTTGGTAGTATGACTAAGACTATTAAGGGAACCGATGACGGTACACCTTATACAATGAAGTACACACCATCTCGTGATATTAAAGGCGAGTATGGCGTAGATGTACGTTACGGCATTATGTCTGGTATGGATCCTAACCGAGCCATCATTGCATTACTACAAATGCGTAGCGATAAGTTAGTGTCCCGTGATTATGTTCGCCGAGAAATCCCAATGGAGTTAAATGTTACGCAAGAAGAACAAAGGGTTGACATTGAAGAAATGCGCGATTCTCTTCGCGTTGCTGTTGCTCAGTATGCACAAGCTATTCCCGCACTTGCTGCCCAAGGCCAAGACCCGTCTCAGATTATTGCAAGAATTGCTGAAGTAATCCAAGGTAGACAAAAAGGTTTACAACTAGAAACTATTATTGAGAAGGCTTTTGCACCAGAACCACAACCAGTACCACCAGCAATGCCAGAGCAACCTAATATTCCAGCAGTAGGAGCGGCCCCCGTTCCTGCCTCGCAGCCAACTCCAGAACAACAAAGCGGAGAGGCCCCTGCTGCTGGACCAAGACCAGACATCGCACAACTACTCGCCTCCATTGGCGGAGCAGCATAAAATAAGGAGGTGAAAATGAAAAAGGGAACATTTCAAAAGTCTGTAGAGGTCAAACCTGTACAAGGCAAGATGGATACATCCAAGCCAGTCGGCGGAGAAGTTAGATTCGGATATACACCGGCAGGTCGTAAAGGAACAAAGGCTTAATTATTTTATTGACAGGAGCGCTGGGTGAAAGATAATAACATCAATCGCCCAGTGCGATTGTCAGATTACTTAGTAATAGTATCAGGATTCTTTTTAAATTTAACATCAGTGATAGAAGCACTTGCAGATGATCTGCACCAATTAGCTATCTATCATTCAACTCAGAAGAGCCAAGAAGAAAAAGTTTGGCAAGAATTTTCACAAGATTTAGAAACTTTAAAGGAGGACTAATGGCTAAAGCTCCAATGAACCCACTTGCTGGGCCATCTGGTCCAGGAGATAAGGCAACAAGAACAGATCAACTAAAAATAGGTTCTGCATTTTATTCAGATGATACTGCTGAAATTAGTACAGCAGCACCAAAGTCAAAGACTCGCGGTATTGCAGATGATGTAGGTGGAAGACCTGCTAGTCCAGCGACACAAACTCCTATAACTAAATTATTTGATCCATCACAAAAACCAGGTGAAGCAGTTACTTCTGGTATTGATATGGGAGAAGGCGCTGGCGCATCATCGCTTATGATGCAATCACAGTTTGCAAATAATAAAGTTTCAGACTCATTAGCAGAATTATTACCTTACGATAGTACTGGTGAAATTAATATTCTTTATCAGCAAGCTATCTCACGAGGTATGTAGTGGCAAACCCAAATCTAGATGCTGCTGTTTTACAGGCTGGTATTACTGGTAAGAAAAAAGAACAAATTGATGGGCTATCTAAGTTATTAGATTCTCATCGTAAACTTATTTCTTTACCAGAAAATCAAGCAAAGGCATCATTTGAAGCACTACCAGAGACTCAACAGAAGGCTCACGCCTCTTTCTTTGGAGATGGTGGTCCTGCTGAAGTATTAGGTAATGCAGGTCATTATTTAGGTATAGCTTTTAAGCAAACTATTGGTCGCGCTTTTAGCGCACTAGGTGAAGTATCAGACTTCTCAACTCGCCTTGCTCGTACCGGTTTAATTGCAGTAGACCAAGGTGTTGATTTAAGTACTGCATTTAAAATAGCAAATGATAAGGGTGATAAAGTATTTGACCCAAGTCGTATTGATGCAGCTACTGCAATATACGGTGAAGATGTAATGTCTGTAGCAATGAAGGTCGCTAGTGGTATGAGTTTAAGCGAGGTTCAGGCAACAGGTTCAGATGCAGAAAAATTAATTGCATCTACTGCTGCTCAGAAAAAAGATAAAGATGCTTACTTTCTAGATGCACTAGATGCTGCACAGAGAGCGAAGTACTCCCCAGGTAGGGCAATAGCAAATCTTATCCTTCCAGAATTTTTAGAAAAAACTGTTTTATATAAAGGTATTTCTGGTGTAGTAGATGCGGGTTATAGAGTATTTACTGATCCATTTTTAATATTAGGTAAGGCTAAGAAAGCCTATGATGCTGGAGATTTTTTACTTTATAATTTACTAGGTAAAGAAAAATTTAGTTATGGTAGAAATTTAATGGCTACCGCAGGTAACGCTGCTCAAGTTGATAGAGTATTTAGTAATACAGGTACTAGAATTTTATTTGACAGATACGGTGCTGCTTTAGAAAAATTAAGTACTGCTCGTACATCTAGGAATAGAATTGCCGGCGCTGAAGCATATCAAGAGGCTAGACGTTTAATACCAGAATTTGGCCCTGCTGGCGTAGATCAACTTATTACTGCTGGCGTTAAGGATGCACAAACAGCAGCAAACTTTTTAAAGAATCACGCTGATATAAAATCTATTTTGTCTGGTCAGGCAGGGCGTAGAACCCCACTAGTTCCAACCTTAAATGCTGCCCGTAGAGCAAGGGTTGCTTTATTTACTACAGGCAATAAGGTAATTAATATAGATAAAGCCGGTCAAGCAATTGTTAGAGCTCTTTATACGAGTGATGAAACGCAAGATGTCGTATCTACTCTTGGACTTAAAAGCGCTGAAATTGCTAAGATGGAAGCAGGGGTAGGTCGCAGTAGGGGTAAGATAAGAGATGGTTCTATCAGATTTACTGAGAATCAAATCAGTGGTCGAATTGATCGCTTTATGCGTAAGTTTACAACTATTCCTTATTTTAAAAATGGTTTTTTTGATGTAATGACTGCTGATGCTCCTGAGAAAATATACCAATTAGCTGCCTTAACAAATACTCGCTATCATTCAAGAATAATCCAAGAGGCATTTGCTGCTGGAGATGAAGGTCAAAAGAAACAAATTTTTACAGGTCTTTGGAATACTATCGCTGAAACCCGTCAAGTAACTAAAAGTATTGAGGGCAAAAACTGGGTAGACCAATTTAGCGGTACAGCATTAGATTATAGTTATGGTGCAAATATACTTGTTGATAAAATAGGTGCTGACGGAAAGCCATTACTAGATGATCTTGGTAATATTATTAGGGAAGAAATAAACCCTGCTAATTTTGATGGTCAACAGTTAGCTCTGCACGGATACCAACTTTCTAGTGCAATAGCTGTTCCTTCTATATTGGACCTTGATCGTTTATCTGCTCGTTCTGGAATTATAAATCGTATACTTGGTGCTTCTCATAAAAAATGGGCAGATGATGTAACATCTGGTTGGGTACTGGGTACACTTGCTGGACCTAAATTTCCGGTTCGTAACGCAACAGAAGATTTTATGTTAAACATCGCAGTAGGTCAAAAGACTTGGGGTATCACAAAAGGTCGTTTTGTATCAACTAAGTTACGTCAACTTAAAGAAGCAGAGGCTGGTCTTACTACTGAGCAGAAAAAACTTGGTCAAGAAATAGCAGACCTTGTATCTGAAACAGATGAACTTATAAAGAATCCAGCCAAAGCAAGTCAAGTTAAAATTAATCAAGATCTTATTAAATCAAAGACTGAAGATCTTAGAGGTCTTGAAGGTAAGAAAATAAAATTTTATGAATCTAATCTTGGATTTGTAAATCGTTTAGTTGGTCGTGGTCAGGTAAAAGAGTTTCAAGTTCGTATTGCTGCGGCTGGTGATGATATAAATAAAGTTCGCCAAATAACCGCAGAAGCAATTATGACTGGTAAGTTATCTTCTCGCGCTTTATCTAAAAGAGATAAAGTATATTTAGCAGAGTTTGCTCAATATGGCAGAACTCAAGATATGCTTGACGAGGTCGTAGAAGGCGGTAAGAATACTCTTCGCGGTGGTAGTTACTCAATTCAAGCTAGTAATGATGCTAAAAGATATGGCACC